CCAGCCCAATCCTATCGGCGGGTTCTCGCCGCAGCTTTCGGCGGCCATCCATGAAGCCTCCCGTCGAAAAGCTGCGGCGTTGATTTGTGTAGCACTTCTATCGGCAGTGCTGGTTGTTCTTGTTGTGTCAGTAAAGGAGTCCCGCGTCATGAGTTCACGATTGATGTCGAGATTGAATAACGATCTGTGGTTGGAGCGTGAAGGTTTTGTGCGCCCGGCTGGCGGGCTGCAGGTTGTGCAAGGTCCAGTTTCACAGCCGGGCGATGATCTGTCGCCGCTACAGCAGATTGCAATTCTGCGGATGATGTACTCGACCACCGCGCGCGGACTGGCGCAGCGGATCGCAGCCGTAAACGACATTCAGGATCGGCCGGCGTGGAGCGATTTCTACGCGCTGGTTGAAAAGGGCCTCTGCATCCGTCCGGTTGGATCACAATGGCATGTCTTGACGTTGGACGGGCAAGCATTTGCCAAGTCGATGCTCACGCATCTGTGCCGCGTGCATGACGTGCATGTGATGGATGAAATCAGAGGCGATGACGGCTCGGTGCGCTTTCGCTGTTCATGCGGGGGATGGTCGTCGGGCGTCTTTCGCAGCAATGGCATGTACACCTGGCGACGGGCATCGAATTCTTTTTCAGCACATCTGCCGAAGGTGGATGCGAACGGCAACCGGTTGACGAAATTGGAGCGGGCATGATGTTGGACCGGCGCCAGGAGAGTTTCAGGGAATTCAAGCAAGGCGTGTTCAATGTCCTGAAGCTGGCGCTGGCCTACGATCTTAATCGCGCGATCTTTGAGCAGTACGAAAAAACTATCCGCCTGACGATGCCGGCGGAAGCGCGCGCACAAATGCTTGCTTATACCGACACGATCGAGGTTTCCGTCAGCGGCCGACAATGGCAGGCCGGCTGGTGGTTCGCAAAGAAGACGACGCACAAGCACATTACCGCCGACATCCTATTCAATCCGTATCGCATGACGCTTTCCGCCTGGACCGATCCGAAGGCTGAAGGCGGCATCGTTTGCTTTGAATGAAGGGACAGCATCAGGTGAACGCACCTCACCCCTCCCCTCTCCTGAATTTGGACATCGACGATTGTTCAGAAGCAGTCGGAGAGCAAAAAGATTTGGTTCAGGAAAGTCTCTCGCGTCTTGAACCGTGCATGCGATCACCCACGGGCTGTCACGAGTTCGTTGATGATCTTCCCAACTGCCTCTGGTGTGGGAACGAATTTGAGCCATGAAACACCAGCGCCGCACCGTCAATCGCACATGGCACATGGGCAAGCTCACCGCCGACATGAAACGGGCGCTGCTTCTGATCCACAAAGACGGCCGGCTGATCCAAGAGCCGACGGGGTGGCGCTCGCGGCTCTCGCAAACGCACGTCAAGATGACGACGGTGGCGGCCTTGTTCGATCGTTATCTGATCATCGTGTGCTACGGCGCCGACTTGCGCCGGCGCCACATCGCTCGGCTGTCGGACATCGGCGCGATGGTTGCCAGTCAACTCGCCGCGGAATTTGGCGATGACGATCCGTTCAAATCTCAAGCATCGGCAACGCGCCATCTGTCGGAAAAATCCGCCCGCTTCATTGCCGAGGTGACGGCATGAAACGCAACCGCTCCAAGCGATATGCGCACTACCTCATTCGACCTCGCTATGACGGCTCATGGGAATGGATATTGATACAGAGTGTGCGAACACTGGCAGCATCATCTGACACCTTTGCCACCAAACAGAAGGCACTCGCCAACGCGAAACTGGTGCGAAAATATGCGGGCGATGCTGAGATTACAGAAGCCGCAAGTGTAAACCGGTGACGGCATGAAACTTCCCGCCATCAATCCCGATCGGCCGAAGATCGCCGTGCGCAGGCTGGTGCAGTTTCAGCAATGCACGTTCCTAACTTGGCAACAGAATATTCAGGTCGATACGCTCAAGCATTCCATCCGCGGCTATGAACGCAATCGCGGCACAGAGAGTGCGAAAGGCGCGCTGGCGCACGTTCAGCAAGAGCTCAGCAAATTGGAAGCGATGCTGTGATGTGGAGAGGTTAATGCTCAAGCGCATCTATCGGTGGCTATGGCCGGATGGGTTTTTCGGTGATTGGTTCAAGAGGGGTGGAAAATGACGACACGCTGGAAAGTTGGCTGCTGGAACTGCGACGAAGGCTATGTAGAGCCGGTGGACGAATGGGACGCTGATCAGTGCTCAGTGTGTCACGGCAAAGGCTTTCTGATCGTGACCGAGTTAACAGACGACAACTGCGAAGAAGCTGTCGCATTCGATTGATGCGCCCTTAAGGAATGACATGCGGATTCTAGATGCAACATGCGGAGGGAGGCACCTGTGGTTTGAAAAATCACGTGCCGATACCGTTTATGTTGACCGCCGTATGCTGCCGAAGGGCACGATACCTATTCGCCCGAATTGGGAGGTTCGCCCGACCGTGGTTGCCGACTTCACTATGCTTCCGTTCGCAAAAGAGACTTTCGATCTTGTGGTGTATGACCCGCCGCACATTATCCGCGACCGGCCTTCAAAATCGTTCCTGCGAACCAAGTACGGTGAGCTCAATTCCGGCACATGGCAATCGACGCTGCGCACAGGTTTTGATGAATGCTGGCGAGTTCTGCGGACCGGCGGAACACTTCACTTCAAATGGGCTGAGGGGAACGTACCGCTAAAGAAGGTGCTGGATTTGTTTCCAATCAGGCCGCTTTTCAAAAACAAGCATCACGTATCGTGGTCCGTTTTTGCAAAGGTGGCCGCATGAAACGGCGTGGCGTAGCTCAGTGGATAGAGCGCCCGACTTCTAATCGGGAGGTCGCTGGTTCGAATCCAGCCGCCTCGACCATAACCGCCGCACAATGACAAACGCCCTGCGATCAGTCCCCGTCACACCCTATGGCTGCTACATGCCGTGGCACGCCAGGTATTGGGACCCCGATGCCGTTGGAGCCGCGTGCTGGTTCTGTGACAGGGCGATTGCGATACCGGAAACCGCCAAGGGCAAGATCGTAGCCTGCATTTACTGCGGGCTTGAGCGCGGCTTTATTCCAGAAGTTGAAATTGAACCGTAGGGCATGTCTCATGACTTGGATGCACTCGTGGAAGAGCACGCTTGGCGACGTTTACCATCGCGAGCACCCCAATGGGGATTTCGTTGCGTGGTGCAATCCAGGCATCAGCCTCGTTCAATCGAGCGCCAGAACGGTTCCAGATGGATATGTGTGCGCTAGGTGCCGCGCCCTTTCCTCGAGACTCCCGCTGGACCAACAACACCTGCCGCCGTCCGACATAAACCACGCCCAGATTATTGATGGCTGAACATCGGCAAGGAGATTGATTTGCCCGTAAATACTCAACAGCTTATGCGGCAGTATGATGAATTAGTCGCAGAGAATGCGCGGCTCCGTGATGTTCTACGAGAGGCGGCATTGCAGATCGAATATCTGCAAGACAAATTTCAGCACACCGGGACAGGCAACTCGACCTTGCAAAAGATCGAGTTTGCCCTTCATGGCTAGGGAATGAGCGACTCCATGACATTCAAACGCTGCGAGACGCGATGAAGCCACTCTATATTTCTATACCGGCATGGGGAAAGACTTACGTCGACATTGCGACGAGGTTCACCATCCCGGCTGTGTTTGCATCGCTTGCGGCCGGAGGAATGAGGGAGCCAGCCAACTTCATCATCCACACCGATGATCAGGATAGATTCAAGACAGCGCTTTGCGGCCACAATCTGATCTTCCGAGCACTAGCAGAACCAAGACCCACGCAAGCGCAGAACTGGCCAGTGTTCAAGGCAGCGCATCGGGACGCGATGGCGATCACCCCAAAGGGTGCAATCCTGACACTGCTCAATTCAGATATTGTTGTATCGCGCGAGACCTTCGGTTTTGTGAGCGACGTGTTCGAGAGCGACAAGATCAGAGTCATCGCCTCAAGCGGCGGCATCCGGGCAACGTTGTGCGATACAAGTGCACCACCAATCGGTGCTTCAGCGGTTGATCTCAATGCATGGATCTGGGCGAACAAGCATTCGATCATACAGGAGTGCATCTGGGGGAAGGGCCGATCTGGATTGCCGACCGTTCTTTTCTTTGAGCACGACGATGGTGGAGTCTCCATGCATTACTTCCATCTGGTGCCGATGTTCATGATCAAGGACGACCGCAGTTTGAGTTTTAAAGGAACTATCGATGACGATCTGCTCGGCTGCTATGGCGATGACGAATGTTTTTTCGTGAGCGACAAGCAGATGGCATTTGCCGAATTAAGTCCGGCCTCGAAAGTGCATTCAGTCGGGCAACTGCTTACGGTCGACGTCATGATGAATTTCTGGAAGGACAGGTTTCTACCCTGTCACTTACGGAATTTTCGCCACAGGATTTCGGTGCTCGGAAATCCGCAGAACACCCACCCTGCAGCAGACGAGATCATCATGAAGTTGTCGCGGTTGCCGCGGGCCGTACCCCGCTAACAATCGGAGATTCAAAATGCCAGACAACAAACGCAAGCGCGGCAAGGCAGACAGATTAAAGGTTGCGCGTTTGGAATCCTATGAGGTTGCTTACGTTGCAAAGAAATTCGCTGTGACCGCAGCCAAGGTGCGTGCAGTCATCAAACGTGTGGGGAATAGCAGGCGGAAAGTGTATGCGGAGTTGAGGGGGTGAGCGCTAGGAGAACGACATGAAGAGGACCGAGGCAGCATATAAAGTTGGATTTAACACGGGCTGGAAGCTAGCCAGCGAGCAGGCCGCCATTACCGTTGTAAACGGGCGTGTCACCACAAAACTGATCAGCGGCTTACAACATCAGGATGGATCGCAAATCCGTGAACGCAAGATTGTGGGTTTTTTTGATTTTATCAATAGGGAGACGGATCGGCAGGACCTGATTCTATATGCTGAGTTTTTTGAAAAACTTGCAAAGCGTTGCCGCAGATTAGCAAAAAACAGTCTTGAAAATGATTAACCGCCGTAAAGAGTTTTCAAAAGAGATAAAGCGCCAGGCATTCGCGCGCGCGAACGGCATCTGCGAATGCCATCTGATACCGCACGTCTTTGCCGTTGCCTGCGGCCGGGCGCTCGGTGAAGGCAACACCTTTTATGAGCATATCGATCCGTCGCGCATCTCGGGACGCAACGACGTCGACAACTGTGCAGTGCTCACCCGCACCTGCTGGCGCATGAAGACGGCTTCCTATGATCAGCCGGTCATCGCCCGCGTGCGATCGCGGGAAGACCGCGCGCGCGGTATCCGCAACACCCCGACATTGCCGGGATCCCGCGTTGACCCGTTCAAGATCAAGGTGCAGCGGCGGCAGATTGTTGATCGATCGACCGGGCAACCGTGGAGGTTCGGGCGATGAGCGATCTTCTGACCCTCGAGGAAGCCGCCCAGCGCCTGCGCAAGCCGTCGGCGCGCTGGCTGCGCGACTGGCTGCGCAACAATCCCCCGCCCGATGGTGAGCCGCCCTATTATCTACAGGCGGGCCGCGACCGGCTTTTTTCCCCCGGCGATATCGCTAGAATTGAGGCACGTCTGCGTGAGTTGACCCCATGCCGCTCAAGCTCATCCCGCCGCACAAGCGCAAGAGCCCGAACTGGATCATCCGCGGCACGTACCTCGGAACATACGTGGAGCGAAGCGCGAAGAGTAACCGGCGATCCGTCGCTGTGCAGCGCAGACGCCAAATCGAAGCCGAAATTGAGTCTGGCCAGTACCAACCCGACGCCGATCAGCCGACGTTCCTGAGCGCCGCTGTTGCCTATCTCAAGGCCGGCCGGTCCAAGCGCGGGGTGGCCGCGCTGATCAAGCATTTCGGGGAAAGGGTATTGCCGATCGAGCAGGCCGCGATCGACGCTGCCGCGCTGGCGCTCAAGCCCGACGTCACGGATGCGACCCGAAATTGCTACGTTTACACGCCAATTTCGGCCATCCAACGCTATGCGCTGGGCGACAAGGCACCGAAGATCAGGCGCCCAAAAGGTGCCAAAGGTCGCGTGGTGACGGACTATCTCAACCAGGCGGACGCGGCAGCAATCATCACGGCGGCGGAATCATTCGATGCCGAGCTCGCCCTGCTGTTGCGGTTTTTGCTCTATACCGGCTGCCGCCTGGGGGAGGCCTTGCGCCTGCACTGGTCGGAAGTCTCGATCGAGGAAAGCATGGCGCGGGTGCGTGAGACAAAGAACGGCGACCCGCGGGCGATCCGACTGCGCAATGATCTGGCCGCGCTATTGGCCGCCCGGCGCCCGGAAGAGCCCTATGGGCGGGTTTTCCGGTTCAACCAGGGCGGACATCTGAAGCACTTGCTTGTGCGCGCCAAGCTGGCCGCGCTGGGGCTGACCTGCCCCATCCGCCGGCCGACCGGATGGAAGCAACCACCGAACCGGCTGCAATGGGCAAACTTCCACACGTTCCGCCACACATATGCAACGTGGATGCGGAAATATGGCGGGCTTGATGAGATTGGATTGGTGGCGACCGGCAACTGGCGTGATCCGCGCAGCGCGCGGCGCTACGCTCACGCGGTGCCGCGCGACGAATGGTCGAAGACCGAGTTGCTGCCAGCGATCGGGGGAAAAACCGGGGAGTCGGCCTAAACGGGTAAAGAAATGCCCGGTTTTATTACCTGCGACATGCCCTCCCCCAAGATCCGGCCGCACTCTTTCGTTATTGAAAATGGCCTTGTTTCAAAGCAATTCGTGGCGACAAGCGCCGACCGGCAGCGTGAACAATACCGCAACTGACGACTGGCGCCGGGGGAAAATCCGGGGGGATTTGTTCGCATATGTTCACGGCAACGGCCCCGCCAGCAAAAACACGCCCAGCCCGATCATGGCGATGATCGAGACGACGCCAATCCAGAATGCAAAACCCTCGCCAGTGGTCTGGCGAGGGTCGAGGTTTATTGTCATTGCTGAGCCATTTTCGAATGCCTGCGGCGTGCAGCAAGTGACCGCTCGCCGCACGCCGCAGCGCTCACCCCCGCCTGAACGTGGCCGTAGTCTGAGTTACACCAGCGCCCACCCTCAAAAAGTCCGTGCCTCTCAGCAATTTCAGCAACCACTGCAGCCCCAGGCAGATTGCACCGCCTATCAATGCGCCCGCGGCTGAGCTGGCAAACATCAAGGGCTCTGCCACAGGGGTGCATGTGACGATTGCTACAAGACCCCCGACGAATCCCGCCCATGAAATGAACAGAAGCGCCGCCAGATTCCAGATCATCGATGTAAGCCTGGAAGGCTGCGGCATATTGAGCGCCGACGCGGGCGGTGGCGCCGGTCTTTTTCGAGACAACCACGCCGGCAGCGGCCGAGCCGTTCGCATCGACCACAGCGTTTGCCTTCGCATGAGATCGCTTGTGTGATCGATGTTTGACAACTGCAACGGATGACCCTTGAGACAATTCGCAGACAGTTCGACCGTTATTGTCGGTTTGACAACTGACTTCATGGTGCCCTTTGGCTTGCGCTGGATCTACGAGCGTGACGGCGAGCATTGCGACGGCGAGGGCCGCCATGAATGAACAAACTGATTTCATGGTTTAAATCTCCGTGTTGATGACAGGCGTGTTCGCTCGCGCGACCTCCGACGCGCGGTTAACGGTTGAAGGAAAAATTCAGGAGAGGGCGTGCACTGTGATCTGACGTGCGATCACCGACGGCGCATATCGCGCCTTAAATCTTCGCGGATGTCGCGCAAGATTTCAGTCTCGCGCTCGTGACGCTGGCGGAATTCCTTGATAGCTTCGCCCTGCTCATCCCGTATCTCGTCGAGTTTGCGATAGATGCCCTGCAGGGTGTTGAGCGCTTCATTGAGCGGACCATCAAAGAACAGGCTGACGCCGCCACTTGGCTCGAGCGGTCCCGGCTTCTGCTTTTTCTCGCCGCGCAACCAAGCCACGACAGCGCCGCCGACAATGACAACGGCAATCGCCGCCTGAAGCAGAACAAACGGCCCGAGGTTAGGAATTTGGGTTGCGGAATCTGACATCGGTGGCGGCCCGGTAGCAGGAGATCAACTCCCCGAGTGTGAGGCATAAGTAAACCGGTACGCCGATCGAAATATATCCGCCTTGCGAAGACCAGGCCGCAAGCGCTGATGCCATCTGTGCCCATAGCGCTGCACCAATGAGTGCCGCAGCGGCGCGGGCGCGCGGGCCCCAGGCCGGCCAGATGCCATTCGCCACCAATGCTGCAATACGCGCGCAGGCAACAAAGGTGGTGAGCACGCCGAGCATCGGTGCTGTTAACCCGATGTTGGTCATCAGGTAAAAGCCACCGACTTTGACTGTCTGTGGGTTGATGCCAATGACGATCGCTATACCGAGCATCATCAGCGAACTGACCCATTCGAACAGTCGGCCGTTTGCATTCATCGGATTGGGCATTCAAGTCCTATTCACCGTCATTTCCCCTGCGCTTTCAGTTCTCTCAGCGTCTTGATCTGCTCATCGAGCGCCTGGATTGATTGCTTGGAGGCATCAAGTTGCTTGTCGATAAGATCGAGTGTCAGCGGGTCTTTGGCTTTCTCTTTTTCAAGATTCCACTTTGCGAGGTTGTTGGCCTCATCGCGCTTTGAGCGATTGGCCGTGTCGATTTGAAGGTCGCGCAGGATGGATCGGTCGCCGCCCTGCGCCATCACCACAGGCTTGAGCTTGTCGTCGACGTGATCGCGCACCCAGGCGCGGCTCGCATACCATGAGGGTTCTGCCTGCGCGCCGATCAGTCTGGCGCCGGCCATGCCGCTCGGATAGGCCGCCAGAATACCGAGGGCGGCGGTCACGGACTTTATCGGATTGCGCCGGACCGCCGCCCATAACTTCCCCACAATAGAAGATGGTGCAGGTGTTGGTTTCTTTGCCATATCAACTGCCTTTGTCGCTGCGATTGGCGAAGATCATTTTGCCTACCGTGATCGCTGTGCCCGACCCGAATATCGAGACGATGATCGTGTTCGCCCACTCGGCAACCTGGCCGCGGATCGGATCAGTGTCGTGGCAGAAGGAAAATTTTCCATAGCCGCAGACCGTTACGTCAATGACGATGACCTGCCACATAAAGATGACTAGAGGTGCAGCAAACGCAACGACCAATAGCGTCAAGACGCTATTTCCAGCGATGATGGCGAGACGCGCTGTCCCTTCGTGCGCTTCCGTACTGGCGAGGCGGACGATCTCCTTGGCACGCGCAGTATCGCCGCCGATCCGCGCCGCCATGATGCGGACCTTCGCGTCATAGGCATTCTTCTGCCAGCGTTCTGCGAAGCCAAGGACGCCGGGGATCAGCCCGAGCAGCGAACCGATGAGTGATAGCATCTATGCCTCCGGCTTTTTTAGCGCTTAATTGCACAGGCATAAGTGCGCACTGTGCCGTTGGGGTTGACGGCCGGTGCCACCCATTGCGCGCCGGCGGCGAGACAAGCGGCGCGGCTCTCATAGGTCTGCGGTAGCGTCACCGTTGGCGGCGAGCAATCGACGCGGCAGGCAAAGATCAGCGTGAGCACATAAAGCGTGATCATGGTGTTGGGTTATCTTCCGTCGGCGAGGCATCGGACACCGCCGGCGTATTGGCCGAGAGCAGCGTGTTGTTTTGTTCCAGCGAAGCGGCCAGCGTATTGAGCACCTGATCCTCAGTTGCATTGGCAGTGGAAAAAGCTGCCACCTGGACGCTCAGATCGGAAACCTGCGCGGTGAGATCAGTAACCGAAGCCTGCAGCTCGGATAACGCGGTGACCGCCGCGGTGACAGCCGCGGTATTGGCGTCGACGCTGGCGACTAGGCGGGTGAGCGTGTCTTGTGATGCCATCTATGCCACTCCTTTTTTCTGCTCATCAAAAACCAAGCGATAGCCGCGAAAGCCGCGCGGTATACTGATCTCGGTCCCGGAAAATATTTTCCGCAGGCGGCAGGCATAATTAGACAAATTGCGGCCGCGCATTTCACGGTGACCGCCCCACAGCGCCAGCATGAGCTCGCCCTCGCCGACCTGGCGCGGCCAGGCGCGGTTGAGGCAATAGAGGAACTCAGCCATTTTCGGTGTCATGTTCCAGATCCGCTCGCGATAGATCACCACATTGGCAGCCAGATCGATGATCAGCCCAGGATGGGTGATCTTGCCGCCGCAAGTCGGACATTTCATTGGCTGATAATGCGCGGGCATCAGCGTGATCGCGTCAGGCAATTAACCACGAGATAAAACATCATGAGCACCAAGCAGCCGAGCCCAGCGCTAACGACGATTGCGGCGGCGGTGCTAAAAATAAAGTCAAGCATTAACTTTCCGGCTTGCCGCCAGGCGGCGTTGTCGTAATGGTGCGCAGATAGATGTTGAGCAGGTTCAGCCCGACGGCAATCCAAAAGAGTGTCTTCGGATTTTGCACAATGCTTGCCCATTGCGCGCCTGAGAGATAGGCGACGATCTCGGTCGAGCTCAGCACCAGCGCTGAAAACACATTGACAAAAATGGTGCGCGAATAGTGCCACCACGATTTGATTGTGTTCCACATATCAATCGGCCTTCCGCAGCCCGATTTTGGCGAGCAACTTATTGATCAAGGCGTCGGCCCAGGCCGGTCGCTTAAATACGATCCAGCCGACGACAAAGCCGACGCCGAGATGAATGGCGCCTGATACAAACCATTGTGTGATTGCGTTCATGGCAATCTCCTTATTGTTTTCGACGGAAGTGCAGAAACAGGATGACGCCAGCGCACACCGCAACGCCGATCGCGATCACGGCCCACCATGGCAATCCGGCCTGGATGGCAGCGATCACGGCACCAGTGCCGGCGGCGGCCCCGCCGGCGGCTTTCTTCGGCATCGGAGTTGGCTGTGGCGCCGGTATGACATCAACTGCTGGCTTTAGCTCGACGCTGGTGAGCAGCGGCTTGATCCTGCGCAGCCAGGCCTCGCGATCGGCGAGCCCGTTATAGCCGCCGTTGATCTTGCGGGTGATGGCGCGGATGTCGTCACGATCGGCCGCATCGTTGAGATTGCCTTCGGTCCATTCCGCAAGGGCAGGCTTGAGCGCATGTGCGGCCGACACCACCAGCTCGGGATGAGATTCAAAATCGACGTTGCACTTGACGCCCATGCGGCGATAGTTGGCGCGTCCCGTGGTCTGCAGGATGCCGCCGCCGCGGTATTTATAACCATCGCCTGGTTCGCTGTTGCCGAGCTCTTTTGCTTTCTTCGGATTGCCGAGACCATAGACCCGCTCGAAGATGGCCGGGCCGTTGTGCGCTAACTTCTGCGCTTCCTCGGGCGTGATGGCTGCCGAGTGACGGCCAACCCCAAAGATCTCCAGTAAGCGCTGCGCCGAATAGTTGCCGCTCTCCCATTCGATCGTCAGGCCACCTGTCTCGTGGAAGGCTTGCGCGAGAAAGTGTGCCAGTCGAATTGGCGTGGTGATGCCTGCCTTGCTGAACAAGGCATCGCCATTCTCGAACGCTGAAACATAAGGCTTGGCGCGCGGGCATAAGCGCCGCACGACGTCGACCGGTCGCATTGTGTTTTGAAAGTCCTATTTGCGCGCGAGGATCGCGTAGAGACGCACAGAGCCCCATATCAGCCAGCGCACCGTGACGTTGACGCCGCAGACCACCATGGCGTCAAAGAACACGCGATCCGCCTCGGCGCGCGACACAATCTTGTTGCGGCAGAGATAATCATGCACCACGGCAGCGCGCGAATAGCGCCCCCACGCCGGCAGGAACCACCACAATGGACGTGGAACGCTGGCACCGTCGGTGACAAAGCCTGCTGGCACAGTATAGGGACCGAAGGTCAGTGGCTGCTCGAGCCGCCATTCGCGCCATTCGAGTGCCATCTCGGTCATCGTCAGATCGCCGGTAAAGGCGTTCATGGCTCATCATCCGCCGGATCGGGCACGCCGCCCTCTTCGACCCATGTCTGATAGTCGCGATAATCGGCATTGCCGGGATCGGGCGGAATCCAGGCGCCGTCGCTTAGCCGGATGATCTGCCCGGTTGAGTGTAATTTGTATGCGCTCATAGTCCGGCATCCGCTTGGGCGTGGATGAGAAAATTATCCGCAAGGGTGCTGGGGCTTGGGGCCGTTACGGCATTGCCAATCGGCACCCGACTGTCTGAGATCGTTCCGACGCTGACCGTGACATCTGCGGCGGTGGTACTGTTTCGCCAGTTTGCGTTCGCGGCGGATGGATTATAGGTTGTTACCGTTGGTGTTGTTCGCATCCGCGCTAAAAGTTGCAACAGATAGAAAACCGCGCGCGCTGATGAGCTCGCGTCACCATGCGCTAGGGCCTGCAAAGCGCCGGTCGTTCCTGCGTTTTGCGCCGGTGCAGTGGCATAAGGAAATGTTTTTAAGTAGTGCCGCTGGCATTGCGCCAGCATGAAAGCAAACGGGGCATATTCAAAATCAGCCGCCGCGGTATTTGCCTCCAATTGGCAATTGTCGATCTCGACATAATCTGCGGCGCCCGCTGTTCCCGTTGGCGTCCATGAAAAGCGAAACTCACCTTGCGTGACGTTTGTAGCGACCGTTCCCGATGACACCGCAGTGACCGCGACAGCCGCCCCGCCCGCGGTCAAATTGACCGATGAGGTTACATGCGTGGTCTCACCGGTAAAGCCGGCGCCGCGTTTTCCTTCCGTGCCGGTGCCGAGATAAAGCCCATAGCTCACCGTGCCGGATGTCGGCGAAAAGTTGGCGCCGGCGCGCGCGACAAACTGAAATGCGATCTTTGATCCGCGCAGCCTGACGCATTCTTCGGTGGTGAGTGGATAGGTGAAGACAAATGAGGCCGTTCCGGTCTGTCCGCTATTGCGTTGTACCCTGGCGCATTTGCGCGAGCGATCGGTTAGCCCGGCCTGTGCCGAGACCACGCTCGCCTGGTTGGCATTGGTCGTGAGATACCAGCGATCGGCTGTGTAGGCTGTGGTCGAGGCACCAACCGCGATCGATGCCGAATCGCCTGCGCCGCGCTGCCAGATTTCAAGGCCGCCATTGTCCATGAGCACGTTGCGGAATGATGGTTGTGCAATGGCAGCGGTAGGCGTCGGTTCGATGTTGTCGAGCACGCGGAATTTATCGAGCCCGGAATCATATTCGAGCACGTGCCGGCGGCTGGCCACCCACTGCCCGGCCGGAATGGCATTGCCGTCGCGGTCGACCACGCTCTTGGCCGTGCCGGTTGGCGTGCCGCCAGGCCCGTCGACGCGCAGTGTAAAGCCGGTGATGGTGTTGGCACCGGTCGGCGTGATACCGAACTTCATGCCATTGACCAGCCCGCCGGTCATCGCCGGATCGCATTGCGCCGTGATGGCATCAGCTGTGCCGCCAATGCTGGTGAGCGGCAGAACGGACGCATCATAAAGCTTGGCGAGCTCAAGATTGAGATCGTCAAACATATCGGCACCGGTCACCGGCGGCGTGGTGGGGACCGTTCTGTTTGCGACAGGTGTCGGCATTAGGCGGCAAACCTCACGAGTTCTGGGGCTTCATCGACCGCAACGATGGTGGCCTGCAATTCTTTGGTCGGGGCAATCGATGCAACTTTGAAGCGGCGATAGACCGTCTCGCCCGGAGTGCCGGCAACCACCAGGCAGCCATAGGTATCATCGGTGTCGGCGCGGCCGAGGATATTGGCGGTGTCGGCGAACGGCGTTGCTAATGTGAGCACCGCGCTTTCCCCGGTTGCGTTCGACAGCGCGTGGGTGGTGATCGATCCGTCCCTGCGGCGGATGGCGATATTGGTGGTAACGCCAAGCTCGAACACATCGGGCACCGACAGGATGTCGGTCACCGATATGCAGTCCGGCTCATTGACAATCCTGATGGTGGAATCGAGCGTGAGCGTCGTGATGTTGCCGGTCACCACTGTCTTAGACTTGAGCACACCCTCGCCATAGCCGTTGAGGGTATCGTGCTGAAAGCCGATCAGATCGCCCTTGCGGCAGACAATCGATTCCACATCGGTGTCGAAGGCATAAAACACCGAGCGCAGGTTGGCCTGGTCGAGATCAAACAAGGCGCGCGCAATGACGGCATCCTCATCGACCAGCCCGTCATAGGTGATGCTTTCATAGCGCCCCGATGTGGTGATCGAGGCATCACGCTGGTCGACCTGGATCTGCGCCGGCGCATAGTTGGCCGCCCGATCATTGAAGTTGACCAGAAAGCCTTTCGGCGGCCTGGCAAAGGCCTTTTCGAAATGGAAGTTGGCGGAGTTGCGGCGTGAGAAAATCTGCACCGGTGCATCGCCCGACACATCGTCATCAACGATCACGCCATAGATTTCACATTGATAGGGCCGCGCATAGCCGCAGGAAGCGAGCAGCGTCAGCGCATCCTGCTTGCGGAAATCGTCAATGATGGCATCGCAGGTCCAGCCGTTGGTGATGCATGTTGTGCGCCAGGCCACCAACCCTGTGTCATCGCGCAGGTCAGGTGGCATCGGTTCGGCGTTCTGATAACCGCACAGGATATCTGCATAATGCGCTGCCGGATAAGATGTGGTGGTCCAGGTGTTCCAACCAGAACCGTCCCAATCACGTACCAATCCTGAGGCCAACACCGAGAGCTGACTGACGTCGCGGTTAAACGCCTTGACCGCAATCAGGGCAAATCCCTTTTTATTAACCGGCGACGCATTGACCACCGAGACCACGCGGATCAGCTGCACGATGTCGGCAAGATTGGAACGCGATTCGGGGATGGTCGGCGTGGTCATGTTGGAATAGGCAAAGAAATCCTGCAGCGTGCCGCCATAGGTATAAGTCGCCGCGGTAAAGCTCGACACCTTGTAGGCGGTTCCGCGCTTGATCTCGATCTCATAGACGCCCTTGGGAAACGTCGCCTCGTCGAGATAGACCTCAACCCGGTTATCGAACAGACAGAGGTTGGTGATCTTGGTGGTGCCTTCACTGCCGGTGTTGAGATAATCAACCGTGCCGCTGGCATCGGTAAAATACGAGCTTGCAACCCATCCATCGGTGGCCGGCGCTATCGATTGCCCCGGCACATTGCGGTTGGCATAATAAAATCCCGATTTGGTCGGCACCGGCTCGATCACATCGCCGCGCGTGCGCCACTGAAACAGAATGGCTCTGCGCCGCGTTTGCAGCGTCGAATCAGACAGATGAAGTTCCGGCAGGTTGTTCCAGTCGCTATCGCCACGCTTGCGAAAGCGCACGCGCAGCGGAATGGCAACATCGGTCGAGGTTGAGCCATTGATCGAGATGCCATTGGGCAGGCTAAACTGCACCCAGATTTCATCCTGCGTCTTGCGTGCGGGGGACGCCACCTGGGCAAACACCGGCAGATCGCTCGCCGGATCAAGCGGATGCTTGAGCAGGTTCTGGGTGTTGGAATCAACGCTATGCACCGACAGCGTGATCTGCGGCCCGATGGTGCGGGCATAGCGCGTGACCAAGGTGATATCGGCGTCGGTCTCAAAGCCTTCGCGCGTCTCGAATTCGACGTCTTCGGCTTCCGCAATCGCGGTGCCATTGAGCCGAATGTCATCAAGCTGATGCGGTCCGTTGAGCGCATAGGCCGCATGCACCACTTCATCGTCACCGACGATCTCGACAAACGGTTCGCTGATCAGTGGCGGGTAGATTAGATGCGTGCCGACCACGCGCGGGATCGAACCGCCGGGGCTTAGCACGTTGCCCGATGCCGAGGCCGAGCGCTTCTGGTCGGTATTGGTGTCGTCTTGTGCGCCACCTGCTACCGCGCCGACGCCGACATTCGCTAATGATGGAGGTGGGGAAAGCGCCGAGAGCGCCAGCGCGCCACCGATGCCGATGGCGGCCGCGAGTGCCGTGGCGCCGATGGTGTTGGCGGCAAAAGAGGCACCCAGCAGCGGGGCGAGTGCACCGCCGGCAATACCGCCTGTTATGATAACCAGCGCAAAGGCAGCGACCAGCGACAGCACTGTTTTTCCGGTTGAAGCGCCGCCACCGCCGCCGGGGCTCTTTCCGGGCGGATAATGCAGGGTGACGCAGATCGGCCATTCGGACGTCGCGCGCGGCCGCAATACCGACCACAGTTCACGCGGCCAGGCTTCGCCGTTGATCTTGACCACACCGCGCTCGAGGAAATCCTTCGGCAAATCGGGCACGCTCTTGACCATGTCGAGGATGGTTTCCCCGACCTGGCGATAGTCGCGATAGGCCGCGGTCATCACCGCAAACGGCGCCCGCCATGCGAGCCCAATGCGATGTTCCGTTTTTACGTCCTCAGGTCGCATTGAGCAGCGTCCTATGCCGGAAATAGCCAATGATGCGTTGTTCAACAGAACGATGATCGATCGGGATCAACACGGAATCGGTCTTGCGCTCGATGTGCAGCAGGCGGCTCTGTTCTGCCAGAATGCCGAGATGAACCGGCTCGCGCGCGCGCCGCATCACCACCACATCGAAGGCGGATCGCGCCTTTGGATGTATTTCAATCCACGGCTCAACCCGGCAGGCCTGGGCGACCATTCCTGCTATGCCCATGAGGTCCTCAGCGGAGATTTCGCCATAGCTCGGGGTGTCGATGTTCTTTTCACTGCGCAGGATGAGCCGCACCAAGCCCCAGCAATCGACCCCGGTGAGGTCGCGCCCACCATCGATAAACGGCAGCCCGACATACTTCTCAAACCACGGCCGCTCGTTCACAGGAACAGGCCGGGGAAGGTCTGCTGGGTGGCGCGCTCGGATGGCCAGACGATCTGCGAAAAGTCATAGCCGGTCAGATCACCGGTCACGGTGAGCACATCGACCTTACAATTGGACAGAAACAACTTTGATCCGGCGTTGATCGAGCTCGGCGTGCCGATCGGCGTGCGCGGGGTTACCGTTAGATCAAAGTCATCGGAATGGAGCAGATCGATCTGGATGCGCGGCGACTGCGGCAAGGTGCGGATGGTTTCACCAATGCGGGAATCGACGTTCTGGAACTGGATTTGTGCGGCCCGCGGCGGGCTGTTGTCGTCATCGCTTAGCAGCACCAGATCGAACGGGAAGCCGATATAGGTATTTCCGTTCCAGACGAAATCCTTGGCATCCCACACCACCCGGATCGGATCGGCCAACAGCTCGTGCGAGATGGTGAGAAAGGCAAGATCGACCTCGTCTTCATATTGCGATTCCGCGGCGTTGCGGAAGGAAGCAGAAATGGTGCGCGGCATTTTAGGGCAACCGCATCAGCTTGCAGGACACGTTATGCAGATCGACGTTCTGCGCCGAGATTTGCGGGGCTTCCTGCACATCAAACATCCATGAATAGGACGCGCCATCGACCGGATGTGTCCAGGTGAAGGGCAGCGAGCCATCGACCAATGTGGTCTCAAAAAAGGTCTTGAAGGTTGCCAGCTGCGCATCCGTCATTTCGAAGGTGGCAGAGGTCGGCACGCCCACCGCGGTTGAACGACGTCGTGCCTTCGGCGGGCCAACCTCGGGCGCAAACATCGCCAGATTGCGCTGCCGAACTTCGGTAAACCCGCCATAAATCGGTCGCTGCGGCAGTCCGCCGGGCCAACTCGGCATATTAAGTCACCTTCGGTGGGCGGGCGCCGAACTTGCGGCGCATGGCGCTATCGTGATAGCCGCCGGCGATATTCTCATTGGTGACATCGCGCACCATCACCTGCAGATCGACGCCGCCCAGCGGATTGCGCTGCTGCGATACCGATACATCGGACCCGTTTTGATTGATCACGTTGACGTTGACCTGCACGCCACCGCCCGATACGCCCAGCCGCCCGCTGGCATCGCGCTGCAATGGCATGATGGCTTCCGGGCCCGCTTCCCCCATCAGCCCGGTGCCATTGGCGAACGGAAACAAAGTGGGCCGGCTGACAATGCCGCCGCGGGCAAAGGGAACAAGGTTGCCGCCGTCGAAGACACTGCCATTCGCCGATACAAACGTCCCCGACGACAATGGCGCATTCCACCCAGCGTTGCCTGCCCCTGACAGATCGCCGCCGCCGAACAGATTAAATAATTTCGAAAACAGCATATTGATCGCCTGGCGCGTCGCCATCTGGATCAATTGCGATTCAAGACCGCGCAACGAGCTTTGCAGAGCCTCGGTCGCGCTTTTTCCCTGCTGCAATCCCTGATTAAAACTGTCGAAGAAATTGAACGCGAGATCAGCGCCAGTGCGCAGCTGCTGATTGATATAGGCAAGCCTTGGTCCGGCATCGTTGAGATGGGCTTGCCAGTTGGTCGGATCGATCTGGTGCGCGGCCTGTGCCGCCGCCTGGTCGGCCGGTGACATGAACTGCGTGGCGCCGCGGAATTGTTCTTGCTGCAGCACGCGCAATTGGTTTTGCTTGATGATCAGGTCGGCGATTTGATCGCCGTACTCTTTCCACTTCTGCCGCATTTCTTCCGTCACCGGAATCCCGGCCTTCATCGCGGCAATATTTAATTCATGCGCGGCCTTTAATTCCTGATATTCCCGTGACGTGCGGCCGACGCCTTCCGCCTCAAGCCGTAACAGGTCGATCTGCTTCTCGATCTGTGCGACCGCGCGGTCATAGGCGTTCGGGCCCTGTGCCTCTTCCGGCTTTGGCGGGTTGGCGAGATCGTTGATCGCATTCGTGAAGCGGCCGGCAAAACCACCGCCGAGGCCGGCGGCAAGGCGCGCACGCGCGAGCTGTAGAGCCCGAAAGGTCGAGTTGGTATCGAAATTTCCCTTGCCGCCTGATTGTGCATCGCCGACCGAAATCGGCGGCACTCCGGTCGCAGCGATCGACAGGTCGGTATCACCAATCTGCGGCAATTTCGACGGCAGGCGCGAGGCATAATCGACCGCCTTGGCGATCGCTTCGACGATGCCGACCCAGGCCGCCTGCAGCGCCAAGGCCGGCGCTGTCAGATCAAACTGGATTTTGAAAAAATCACTGATCGTCTGCTTGGCCTTGTCAAGCCGAACACCCAACTCGGTTGCATACTGCACCTGTTTCAGCGAGATCGTGTCCTGCTGGAATTTCGTTAACTTTTCCAGATTCTTGTCGACGTCGGGCCCGAATAGCGCGCGGCCGGCGCCGCCATATTTCTCAAGCAATGATGATCCGGTATCGATGATCGCATTGAGCGTCTTCCAAACCACAACCAGCGCCGTGATTGGAACAGCCAACCGCGTGAAAAACGCAAGCGCTGGGGAGAGAAACGATACCACCCGCGCCATGGCCGAGGCAAAAACGCCTGCATTGGCGCCGAGCTGCCCCATGACAACGGCAACGCCGGAATTGGTGAATGAGCGGAAAGCCGGCGAGAGCGCATAGGCGCCGACCGCCAGCAACTTGAGATGACTGGCCGTCTCGAGGATGCCGGATGCGGTGTCAACAATGGTGCGGCCAAATTGCTCATAATTGTCGTTGGCCGCCTTGATGTTCTGCCGCAGATTATCGTTGGCAGCGGCATATTGCTTCTGCTGCGCCTGCACGCGCGCATAGGCCTGCTCGACTTTCGACAGGCTGGCGGCCGTCTGTTCGGCACCATCGATTGTATATTCGATGCGCAGGCGTCTGACGGCTTCATCGACATTAGCCATTGGCATAGCCCAGCAGAAGCGGTTGATTGCGCGCGATCAGTTGCGGCGTGCCTGCACTCGCCGATTGCCCTGCGCGCATGGTGATAATGATCGCCGGCGAAGGAACGCTTGCCCCCGCGCGGCGGTCACGGCGGATGGTCGGCGAGCGATAAATGCGGCCCGGTAGAAACTGTCGAGACGGCTGATCGTGCCGCAGCGCGTAAGATCGCGGCGGATCGACATAGCCGAATGAAATACTGGCCGAATTGTCGAAGCGCGCATGTGCCTCCTTGGCCACCCGTTCATAGATTCGGTTCTGCACCTGGATCACGAAGGACCGCCCCGATTCTGTTTTTCCGACTTCGATCTTGCGCGCATAAGGCTCGGTGTTGAGAAAGACATAGCGTTGTGCTTGCGGAATCTTGCCGTCGGCGGGAACGATGATGTCATCAGCCATCAGGATGTGCCCGCGCCGGTAGGCGCCGGAGACGATTGGTGAGTGCTCCCGCAGGCTCTTCCAGATCCACAGCAGGACCGTATCGAGCAGTTCCCACTCAAAGACGAGCGTGCCTTTTTTATCGTTGATGGCGGTTATCGGCGCGTTACGGCGGCCATCAACTGACACAATGGCCGCGACATTGCGCCCGGTTGCCGCTGAGTTGGCCTTGTCGATCTGCTCGAATTGCTCGCGCGCATAAAGCGCCACTTCCTGGCGGGCGATGTCCGTCAGGAGGCGGGCGATTTGCTGTTGCGAAGCGGGCACCTTCGGAACGAAGGCTTCAGCCCTTACCGGGAGCAGATTTCTTCTCCATTGCTATGCTTGCCCGCAATTGCGACAGCTGCACCAGCACCAGACTTTCCCATGGCTCGATTGCCATCCGCCGCAACTCACACCAGGCCTGCAGCGTTTCCCAGCTGATCATCGGCGGCGCAAAGCCGTTGGCCGTTAACCCGAGCGCGATCTCCTGGAAGTAGTCGTAGAGATAGGCAATCGAGGGCGGGCATTCCGGCGCTGGCTTCTCGAGCTCTTTCGATTTGAGACCGAGCGCCTTGAATTGCCGCAGCGCTGACGCCCGGTGCTCACGCTCCGTCGCGCCGTCGGCTAACCGGCGGCCCCCGCGGAATTCGTGCTCGGCGAACTGACGGAGGCCTTCGACGAGCGCTTGATAAAATTTCCGGCGGTGTTCACGAACACCCAGGCCTGCTTGCGCAGATAGGCCATGCCAGGATCGTTGTAGAACTCGACCGCATTCTCCTTGGAGAACGGGACATCGAGTGCTTCACCGCTCGCTGGGTCGACCAGATACCAGCCGACCGTCAGCGCGACCAGTTTTTCGATCTGGCCGTCGGTTAAATCATCGCCATCATCTTGCAGGTTTCGGCCCGAGCGCAGTTTGCGGATCTGCTGCAGGTTTTGCTTGCGATCGATTTCGCGCCCGGCATCGCTGTCGGCTGACAGCAGAGAGAGGAAGGCCTGTTTGCCATCTTTGTCGGTCAGGACCGCATCGGTCAGCGGATCAATGATCGGCATCTTGAATGCGTCGGACGTATTTGTCGCGAGCGCGGAAAACTTACCCATGGAATTCTCCTTTGGTGGGAAGGAATGGGCCGCGGCCGATCACCCATCGCCCGCGGCCCGGCTGCGCAACCGCAAAGTCCGGCGCATCACTGCGGCGGTCCTTTGTCGCTCTGCCCCGTGGTGGGCGGGGAAGCCGAACCGATCAGACTGCCTCGGTGTCGTGGATGCGGATGGTGGTGGCGTCATCGCCGGCCGTTGTGCCGGCGGCTTTGAGCGCCTGGAATGGCATGGTGATGGCCTGGCCGCTTTCGCCCTGCGTTGCGACGTCGGCATCGCCGAACTTGACGCGCGGCAGGTAGATCGACATCGCTTGTGCGTTCACCGCAGAGCTCGCGGTCAGATAGGCCAGGATCGACACCTCGGTTTCATTCTTGAAATCGTTCACCAGCGTCGAGTCCTCGAAAAATGCCGTGACCTGCCCGCTGACATTGGCGAGGCCAAGGAATATCTCGGGCACGAAGTTCTGCCCGACCACGCCATCGGAAGACGGATTCAGGTTGAGGTTGATGTCGATGCCAGTGACGACACCAACGACCGTGCCGCCGACCCGCAAGAGACCGTTCACCGCCGCGATCAGGCCGGTGGTGGTCTCGGCCGTGGGCGCGGTAAAGAATGGGGCCGAGCCGCCGCTTGCGACTTCCATGTCGCGGCCCATGAACGGGACCTCGATCGTACCTATGCCGGTCGCCGGCAATTTGAGCGAGAACCCGCCGACGCGGCATTCGGTAAACAGCCGCGAAATATCGATATCCGAATTGTAGATCTCGATGCCATATTTGCGATTGACGAAGCTCGATGACGGCACATAGATCGACTTGCCGGTTGTCACCAGTGAAAAGCTGGTGTCGGCGGTCATTGTATCCGGCGCCGGGTAGACCGATATCGTGCGGTTCGATCCGCCAGAAAAGCCCGTGATCAGGAAGTTTTTCGTATTGTTGTCGGCGTCCGACATGCCGGTGAGCCGGAAGATCATGCCGGTGCGCAGGCCAAGTGCGACGGGATCGCCGCCGCCGGCGGTAAACTTGCTGGTCGTGTTATCGGCCGACAGAGAGGTCAACGCGCTCGGGCCAAGCGTAATCGCCGCAGCCTTGGTGCCGCGACACGCCGCTTCGATAAAGTCGAAATAGGTCGCACATGACAATTCGCCAGAAATAGAGCCGGTTGCCCGTTTTACCCCGTGCCGAAAATCCTGAAGCTGCCGGTCGGTACGGATTTCGTTTGCGGCGTAAGTGTCCTTGGCAAGTTTGAGCGACGATGAGACGCGGCGTAGCGTTTGACCGCCGGTCGCCACCAGATCGCTCGCTGACACAGCTTGCGCATTCGAGGCGATTGTGCCCGATGCATAGGCCTTATATCGAACTGATGCTTGTACGCCTTCCGCGAGCGACATGGCGGTTTCCTTTCGAGATGGAGTGCGACGGCATCACGCCGGCGCTTTCGTTTCAAATAGATTAGCCGACGAGGTCGAAAAACATGTCGATCTCACAGACCGCGCAATAATAGTTGTCGACTTCGTTGGCGCTTAAGCCCTGCGGCTTGATGCCGGACCGATCGCCGCCCAGCGGGTAGATCGTTGCATCAAAGCAATGCAGATCGGCACTGCGAAAGCCGCGAAATAAAGTCGCAACCTGTTCGGCCAGATCGCTGGCAGCGGCAAAACCCGCCCCGCGCGGCACAAAACAGAAGGCCTCAATGCGGCAGGGATGGCGCCATAGATTTGCGCCGGTGCCGCCACCAAATCCTGCAAGAAAGGCTTTCTCGGCGGCGAGCTCGATATAGATGAATGCCGCAGGGATATCTGGCAGGCCAAAATTGCCATCGGTGTCGGCATCCTCATTCTGCCAATAGAGCTGCGCCTGAGTGCTGCCATAGGTCGGGCGATTTGCTTCAAGCCGCGTCCTGATTGCCGCCTGCGCCGCGGTCGCTGTGGTCATGCTTAGCCCTTCACCACCAGGTCATAGGCGATCAAGGTGTCGCCGAGCGCGCGCGTCGTATCATCGAGCCCGGTGATGGTGTGCTCTTTGTCATCGATCACGATCTTGTCGCTCGAGCGTAGTGGCAGGACAAATCCGGCATCGATTAAATCCTGCGCCAGCGCGATCACCTGCTGACTGCCTTCCTGTAGTGCACCGACCAATGGCTCGTCGTGCGTGCCCGACACGCGGGTGGCCAGCACCCGCG